ACCACTCCAGAATTAGGCGGTGATTTAAGTACTAATAATAAAGATATAAAATTTGGTGATGGAGATAGAAATGATGCTACTTTAAACAGACTTCATTTTGGAGCATCTGATGATTTAGAAATTTATCACGCATCTAACGTAAGTTATATAGCAGCACCCGATGGCGATTTAGAGATAGAAGCTGATAATTTTAAGTTAGTTAGTCACGATACTGGTGGTAGAGCTATATTTTTAAACAATGTAAGTAGTCGTTTAGAGCTTGGTTTTGACGGAAATCAGGATGCTTATTTTTCTGGCAATGGAGTTCAATTTGTTAAAAATATATCTGTGGATGACCAAAAAGAAATACGTTTTTTTGAAGCAAATACAAGTGGTGGGCAATATACAGCCCTTAAAGCAGCAGCAAGCATAGCTAATTCCTTAACATTTACCTTGCCAAGTGTAGATGGCAGTAATGGATATGTTTTACAGACTGACGGAAGTGGAAATCTTAGTTTTGTTAATAACTTAACAACAACCTTATATGATTTTACAACTATCTTCAATAGTAATCCGACTGCGGTTGCAACTTCTGGAAATGGAGCCTTTGAAATCATAGGTAATAATAAACTTTCATTTGATAGAGATACTACAAATACAAATAAAATAGCTTTTCAAGCACCTAGTTCACAACCTAACAATATTACTTTTACATTACCAGCAGCAGATGGTAGTAGCGGACAAGTTTTAAAAACAGATGGAAGCGGAGGATTAACTTTTGGAGCGTATGACATTGTTAATGACACTTCACCACAACTAGGTAGTAACTTAGATGTACAAAGCAATGAAATTAATACATCTACAACTAACGGAAATATAGTTTTACATGCTAATGGTACTGGTCTAGTTGAAATTAGTGGTGATGGTGTTAGTTCTGATGGAACTATACAACTTAACTGTTCACTAAATAGTCATGGAGTAAAAATAAAATCTCCTCCTCATAGTGCTGGTGCAAGTTATACATTAACCCTTCCAAATGACACAGGGTCGGCTAACCAGGTTTTAAAAACTGATGGATCAGGTGGGCTTGATTGGGTAGATCAAACAACTGATACAAACACAACATATTCTGCTGGATCTGGCTTAAGTCTTTCTGGTACTACATTTTCTGTTGATGCTATAGATAAAATTAGTCAAGGTAATACTGAAGCAGAAGTAGTTGATACTGGTTCTGATGGACACTTTAAAGTAACTACAGAAGGAACTGAAAGATTAAGAGTTATAGCTGATGGTAAGGTCGGTATTGGTACTACTTCACCTTCAACAGTATTAGAAGTAAACGGTAGTTTTAAAGCGGAAGCTGCAACATTTACAGGAAGTGCAACTTTTGAAGACGCTATTAATGAAAATGTATATTCAATTACTGATGGTTCTAGCGTAAATTTAAATCCAGTTAATGGAATGATTCAGCAATGGGAATTAGGGCAGAATAGAACAGCGACTAGCAGCTTAACATCGGGTCAATCAATGTTGCTTAAAGTTACAACATCAGGCTCCAATGCTTACAGTCTTACATTTCCAAGTGGTACAAAATTTGTAGGTGGTACGGCACCAACAATTAGCTCTTCAGAAGAAACAATGCTAGAAATTTTTTATATAGGTTCAACTTTATATGTAGCAAATGTAGGAGATTTTGAAACATGAGGGCGCACCGTCTTCGTGCTGCTGCTGGTAGTAGTGGTGGTGGAAGTATTGTTTCCACTAACATGAAGTACTACGATTTTGGTAATACTACTTCTTACTCTGGTTCAGGTACTTATGCTTATGCACTTAAACCTGACGGTACAATGTTAGATACTATGGCTGCTCCATTAGGACAAAATTACCTATCTATAAATGGCACAAATAATTCTTGGTCTTCAACTAAAGGTGGTCACATCATACTAAACACTTGGCAACATAGTGCAGGCAGTGCTTATATGCCTCCATATATGTCTTTAGGTGGTACTCAAAATACTTCAAACCCTTATTCATCTTTTGGCACTGGACCTTTTTCTATGGAGTTTTATCATGGTGAAATTGAAAACGCTCTAACTTCAGTATCAGATCATATTTTGCCTTTCTTTCAGGACGATACGTTTTTATTAACATTTAATCCTCTTGCAATTAAGACACACTATGTACGTTTTGGTATAAATATTCAGAATAATAATTACCATTTAGCTGGTCATAACTTAGATGGTAGTGGTAATGCATTTTCTAATGCCAGTTCAAATACGCGTTATGAAAGTGGATCTTCTAGCACTTACAGTTTTCCTACATCATGGGAACAAATTGTCATGGTAAGAGAAAATACAGGTACAAACGGTATGAAATTTTATAGAAATGCAACTCTTGTAGGTACAACCACAAATAGTAAAGATTATGATGCTAATGGCACTATGTCTGGGTTTACTAGATTTTTCTACAGAATGAAATGTAAAGTCGGATTGATCAGAATTTATACAGGAACTGCTTTAACTCAATCAGAAATACAAACCCACTACAATATAGAAAAACCTCGTTTTGGGTTACCTTAAAATATTATTATGAACTATGCAATTATTGATGGTACTACTGTAAAAAACACTGGTACAATCCAACAACTATTTCCAAATACAAGTTTTAGTGCTGCTGGCCCTAATGCAGATTTTTTAACGGAAAATAATGTAGTGGAACTAGTAGAAACACTAAGTTATACAACACCAACTCAAAAGCTAACTTCAGTTGACCCATATGTACAAAGTGGTAAAGCTTACAATGTAAAGGTAGAAAGTACAACAACAGAAGAACAAGCTATATTAACTTCTCAAAAATGGGAAGAGGTAAGAAATCAAAGGAATACAATACTACAGGCAACAGATTGGATGGCCTCTAGTGATCTTACCTTGTCCGATGCCTGGAAAAATTATAGAAATGAGCTTAGACAAATTCCACAAACACAAACAGATCCATTCAATATTACCTGGCCTACCGAACCTAGCTAAATATCTTAGCTTTTGTTACACTTAATAAAACACCCTATTTATTTATGGCTCGCAAAACAACAGAAGAACTGCAAGAAGAACTAAAAACATTGGAAAAAAATTATCAAGAAGCTACGCAAGTTCAAAAAAATATTGAAAACAGAGTTATTGCTATAAATGCAATTTTAGTTGATAGACAAGAGGAAACAGCCGAAAAAAAGTCTTCTGCGAAATAATAGAAAAGCAGTGTAAATGCTGCGGTAAAGTATTCTCTACAACAGAACAGAGAAGAAAGTATTGTTCTAACGCTTGTAAAACAAGGTTTTATCGTAGAAAGCTTGCTACTTAGTTTCAGTTGATACTTGTCTTGTTACGATTCCAAGCGTAACATACAGGGGAGCCAAGGCTAAAATTCCTGTGAAAGTTATAATAGTAACAGGTACTAAAGCTTTCAAAAATGTTTCTTTAATCATGTTTCAAAAAATAGCTAATGTTTTAAGTATTGCTTCTTTTATCATGGTAGCCTCCATGAGTGGTGGAGCGTACTTCGGTTACAAGTATGTAACGAGTGAAAATTTTAAAAGCCAAGTCATGAAAGAGATCATGGCAAATGTATCTGGCTTATTACCCAATGTCTTAGATAAAGGTTTACCTGATATGACAGGCCCATCTGTGCCAACTAACAAAATTCCTGGTATTCCTAAATTATAATTTTATATGAATAGCAATATTATCAAAGGAGTATCAATAGGACTCGGAACTATCTTTGTTGCTTCCAACTTCTATACTATTAATCTTCTAAGCAAGAAATCTAATCTACCAATGTTTGATTTACCTGTTAGCAAATATTCTACATATGAAATCGAAGCTGATAAAGATAGTTATAAGATAAGACACAGAATGCACGATCCAAGAATTATTGCTTCTATTGAAAGTAGTAAAAAACCAGCAGGTTTCTTAGGTGCAAGTAAATCATACGTCACAAAAGAAAGTCAAAGGATAGCTGGTGAAAAGGATGTAACTGTTGTCAATAATGGTGAGCTTACAGCAAAACAAATAGCTTGCATAAAAGAAAGAGCAAAGGGAGAATCTACAGGAGAACTTATTGGAACGTCAGTAGCTACAGGAACAGGTTTATCTAGTTCGCTAGCTAATGTTCCTATCGTTGGTTGGTTCTTGTCTGGCTTTGCTACTAACACAGCAAGAAGAGAAGGCGGTAAAATAGGAGCAGATATGGCTTCTGACTTCAACGATTGCTAATTATGAATTGCTATTGGTGTGATACAGAATTAATAATAGGTGGCGATATTGATATTGAAGATGGAATGAGTGGTTATCCTGAATTTTCGGTTATGACTAATTTATCCTGTCCTAAATGCTTTTCTGAAGTGGAAGTATTAAAGAAAAGAGATGCCTACGATTAAAGTTCCTGAGATAAAGATACCAAAAATAAATATACCAGAAACACCTTATATACCTGAAACTGTATTGGTGGGAGAGAACCCTGCTTGTGATTTAACTAATAGAGATATAGAACTATCAGAAAATCCAACTATAATTTTTCATGGCAGAAAGGC